GGCAGCACCAATACCAGCTCCAATAACTGAACCTGGTATACCAAATAGAGATCCGGCAGCTGCTCCAGTGCCAGCTCCGGAAAGCATTGATCCTAGATTCATCAGAAGTGATCAATTAAGCCAGGTGTTGAATACATTGGCAATGGTCGTGCAATTTTATTCTCGAAGAAAGCATCGAAAATAAACTGCTGACCGTTGGCAGCTGCGCCAACTGCCAATACACGTGGCATTGGAGGAGTTTCCTGAATAAATGTGCTATTCAAGGTTGGCAGACTTGTAAAGTTCTGCGCTAAGTGCCATCCGTCAAGTGTTCCTGCGGATGTGCTCTTAAAGAGTGATGAGATTTGGCTGGGCTTGTAGCGATACTCTGCCCAGCGCTCTTGGTATCCGAATACGTTGTTATCGTCTGCAGTACCACGAACGTAGATTTCTTTGTTTAATACCGCTTGCTCGCCCAAATGTGCGAACGCTGGGAAATAGAAATCATAACGTGTTGAGCGACTCCACATACGTGAGAGTCCTTGTTGATATGTCAGGTCAGCGCGTACGCAGACCATTCCAATAATTACACCATGCTCAGTAAATGATTGAGTAAAGCCATGGTTAGCAGCCAGGGCAGTACCCATAGCAGCAAGTGTACCCAGAGGGGTAGTCGTTCCAGTAACAGTAGAACTGTTTGTCTGAGCAATTGGGTTGATGTTGATAGTAGTTGATCCGCCGCCGAGGTATTCAGGACGCTGGAGACGAGCGTCAGGGGAATTAACACCGAAATGAGCACGAATAATTTCAGTGTATCGAGTACCACCTCGAGCGTCACGTTCCAGCAGCTTTTGAATTTGAAAGCTTTGGCGGAGTTGATTGATAGTTGCAGCAGTCGCTTGTGATAAGTCTGCAAATAATGCTGTTCCATTTGGTGCCCTTGTAGATGCGCCTGGTGTACCAGAGAATAATTGAGCAAAGCCGCTTGTAGTTCCAACAGCGTCAGTAAATGCTACTGCGTTATATGTTGTTCCTGCGTTTGTACCTTTAATTGGCGCGCTTGTACCTAATGGTAGCGTTACGCTTTGGCCTTTTTGTGGCCATGGTAATGCAGACGTAAAGTAATCGTGGCGCTTGCCACGGCGACGTAATACGTAATTTGTTGATGCTGAAGCGTCAGGGCCATCGCCCTTGTCTACTACTGCTGCAGTTTGTAAATTTTGATCTCTGAACCATTCGTTATAGATCAAATTGTATGCACGTGGCCAGAAGGCACAGTGCGTTACCGTTGAGCCAGATGCTACTTGTCCAACGGTTGGTAAGCCCATGTAATCTTGTAAGCTGCCTACTGCGTAGCCGCTTGCTGGGCTTGTTTGTTGTGGCACGAGATATGAGATGGAGTCAGTTGGATTATCTTGCTGACCCATAAATCGTTGCCAATTGTTCCAAATCAATCGATTTGGTACAAAGAAAAAGAAGCTATCCATAATCAAGTTGTCCATGATTGGATAGAGTGGTGTTGACATCCGAGCAAAGGCTGTCATTTTGAAGTTGAATGTGTCCCCTGGGAGAACCTCATCAACATAGATAGGTACTAATAGTCCCGCATCGAATGTAGTTTTATGAGCTGATTGCACGTCAAATTTTGATCGTGGAATATCTGCTCTTGGAATCATAGAGAAATGTTGCTGATTGACTGTACGATTGCGGTGCATTTAGTTTCCTTGGTAGTGTCCTCAGGAAGAGGGTGCGCCAGGGCGCGCCCTTCCTCGAGGTGTTTTTAACTGGTTGTTTTTACTTGTTTGCCAAGTGTGAGTAATTGAGGTAGTTCATGAAGTTCAAACTTACCTGTGTTGTCGTCGAATGTTCCGAGGTCATATAAATCGAAATCGTCGGGGTGGTTGAAAAGTTGATTATCAGTGTCAGAACGATTGATTTCATCTGAGAAGGAACGTATAGCGACTCCAGTAGATGGGACGAACATTGGGCGGCCGTAAGCGTCCGCTGCGCGATCTTTAACTGAGCAAATGATTAATTTCATGTAAGGACTTTCTAAGTAAGGTTACGTTTTAATTGTTTGAGTTTTGCTTTAAGTACGGTTTCTTTTACTTGAAGTCGTTCTAAAGTTTTTTCCTCAGGGTTAAGTTTAGCTTGTAATTCGCGTTTGTAAAGTAGTTCGTCGTATTCATACGGGTTATCCCTAGCGTATAACGCGTCGTAGTATTTGGGTGGTCGGCATAATTTGCCTCTTATTTCCACGTAATCGTGAGGGTAGACGTCTGTTTTGTATTTTTTATACCAGTCTGCGCCTATGCCAGGCTTTAAGCTCATTCTGTTGTATTCAGGTGTTAATTTGACGAGCTCGCCAGTTTGTAGGTCGCAATAGGTGTAATGATTTGGATCTACGTCTCCCGTTTGTTTTTGCATAATGTATCGAGCAACATAAGCAGCTGACTCGAAGGTAACGTCTCCAACGGTGGAATAACCATATGGCCAGAGCTTTTCAAGCTCTTGGGATCGATATAAGAGAGAACCAGCGGCAGTCCGTTGGTGTAGTTTCTTATCATGAAAATCGTATCCGAAGATACAGGCGTGGAAGTGAGGTCGGCCGAAATTTGTGCCGTACTCTCCAGCCATGTAGTAACGAATTCTGATATGTGGGTTGGCTTTCCTGAACCTCTTAAGGAAGAGTTGGAAATCCCTGTGGTTAAGGCTGCCGTCTTTGGGTAGGTGTTCGTTGTCATATGTAAGGGTTATAAAACAGTTGTTGGAGTGAAGCTGAGCTTCGTTTATGCATCTGGTTGCCCACTGACGTGAGCGTTCCAGCCTGCAGCCAGTACACTGGCCGCAGGGGAGGGAAATCGTACGATTACATTCGTCCGTTTCCTTGAATGAGACACGGCGATATGCTTTGCCGGTCGCATTGTTGATATTGAATCCACTTAAGTAAGCGGTTAATGGTTTGTAGCAGGCCATGTAAGGATGTCCTTTTTTGCGAGGTTACATTCGGATTCCGCCACGCATCGGGTTGCCCCGTACGTTTGCGTATTTAGTTTTAGCGGCTGTTTTTCTGAAAGTCCTAGCGGACTTTGATTTAGAGACTTTTTTTCTATACATACTCATGTTTATATCCTCGCTTTTTTGTGTTTTTTAGGTGATTGGTGTCACCTAGACCAGTTACATCAAGTAAGGTAACTGGTCTTACCCCTATTCAGGGGTACCGGTGACGGGTTTTTCGGCTGCTGGAGCAGGCTCGTTATTAGCCGTAGAGCTAATAGGATTTACCAATCCGAGCGCTTCAGCTTCGGATCGATTGTTATCGTTTTCCAAGAAATCGATTAGTTTTGCAGGATCGTTATCAAACCTTGCACGCATTTGGGCTGGTAAAGCCTCAAATTGCTCTTCTGCGGCGAGAATAGCGTTAAGGGCAGTGTGGTAGTCCACCACACCTGAGAAATCGCCGTAGGAGGGCTCTAAAGTGGTTTGGGGCAATTGGCCTGTCTGGCCGAATCGCTCCATGATTGTATTGATATCGCATTCTTCGCGATGGTGCTGCTGAGCCAGGGAGGAGTCCTTACACTCCAACCCTGACTCATTTGACGCAGCGTCGTGATCGTAGTTGTATTGCGTCCGTAAAAATACGGGCGCTGCAGGTATGTCTTTAGTAATTTTCATTTCATTCCTCCGAAGGGTTTCGTCGCTTTAGGGTAGTTATGGAATTTATCCCAGGCATTGTGAATCATGCCTTTAACGTCTTGATAAATAGGTTTTTGACTGGAAGGAGCACTTCCAGTCTTAGCTAACGAAGTTAATTCATTCGTATAGCGTGTTTGTGCACGAGCTTGTTGCTCTTGCGCGGCCTGTTGAGCGCTTGATGTAGTGAGCTGCTGTATTTGAGCATCTCGTAATTGCCCAAATTTGCCATAGCCTGGCATCTGGGCAAGTTCGCGCATTGTATTAGCGCGTGTATATGCTGCCTGATCCAATGATAGAAAGCGGTCAGCATTTGTTTTTTCCGCTTGTTCTTCTAACAAGACGTTTTGATTGCGCATATTTGCATATTGCGCTACTGCC